CTTAGAAGCCCATACTCCTGCTATGGTATCCATTATAATAAAGAGTGCTATTAAAACCAAATAGATCTTTATTGGAGCTATAAGAGCTGCAGCAAAAAGAAAAGATTTAATAAAGAATGTTTTCATTTCTCTTAGATAAATAAGATTCCTGATCCATCAGTATTACTTCTTCTTCTACACCCTTTTTTAGGTGTAATAGAGTCATCGTTTAAGGCATCCATAAATTCTGGGTATAGGTCTCCGTTATTAGTAAGATAATTTTCTAGTCTTTTATCATAAAAATCTCCTTTAGACTTATATTCATGAACCATAAACATGATAGCTTTATATTCTGGGGAAGAAGAATAATCTCCTGATTGTGTTTGTATTCCTTTATTGGTTGTCTGATATGAAGTAGTCATTACAGCATCTGAACAGGCTCTAAAAGCTACTGCCATTTGGATAAAATCTTGGACTAAAGTAATTTCTAATGCAGATAACGTTTGGGCGTTAAATTTCCCCAAAAGATAGTTATAGAAATATGTTCCAAGAATAGACCTAACATAAGAATCTGCCGCAGTTTTTATAATAGGAACAATTAAATTCGAATCTACGTTTTGTGCAATAGGTGTATTATCTTTAAGATAAGTGTTTGTTATAAAATAAGTCATAATTGTTTATTTTTTAGGTTCGTATGTAAAAGTTTTAGTTTCTGTAGCATCTACAATTACATTATCTACAATCTGATAATTATTTATTATAACAGTATTATTAATTCCTGCGATATCTACAAGATCATTAAGAATTTCTTCCATAGTTTCTCTAAGTACCATTACAACATTCTTTTCGTATATCGTATAAGAATCTTTAATTTCTGTGGTATTACCTAAAGCTCCTTGTGTTTTAACTCCCATTATTGATGGGTTTATCCCGTGAGCAATTGCTATAGATTCTTTTAGTTCTTTCATAGTACCTTCAAATACTTTATCGTTAGAATTAGTAGAAACAGATTCGAATTCAGGAACATCGTCCATACCATTCCCCGTTAACACTAAAACTCTTCCAGCATTACCTGCACCTGTCTTAGAAGATATTCCTTCTTTAAATGAATTTATTTCGTCAATAGAATCAAATTCTTTAGGTCTTCTAATAACTATAGATGGGAATACTGAATTTTGTATATTTGATTTGTGAAAATAAGCTGTTTCGCCGTCTAAATAAGCCCAATTTAAAATGGAATTGTATTGTGGAATAGGATAAACATCTTGTCCTGGTGAATTGTCTTGATACACATAAAGAGATTCAATATGACCACATCCTTCGTGGTATCTTTTATATTCTTTCATGTTGACCATTCCTCTAGACCAATCATTAGAATAAACAAACTCTTCAAGATTTATGTTATTTCTTATTGTAGAAGGGTCTAGTCTTCTTAATTTTACTGCTTTATTTCCTCTTTTGGTAACTATAACAGCTACTCTTCTGTGGATGATATAATCTCTAGTTAGTAATCTAGATAATTTTTTAAATTTGTTTGATTTTTCAAATGCGAGTTGTTCTATTTTTTGTGCTGCTGGAACTTTTTCATCTGCCCAAGAATAACCTCCACCGATAACGGAATTTGTTATGAACTCTATACATGTTCCATGTATTGGAGATGTAAAATACAATTGATTTAAAATCTGTGGGTAAAGATTATCTTCGCCAAATCTCACAATATTATTTTGTGTATAAAATCTATTTACGTAAGGAAGAGATAAGTTATTTTGTCCTACTGTTACAAAAGGAGTAGAAAAAGCAAAATGAGAGAATGAACTACCAGTCTCTTGTGTGATTGGTTGTGGTTGTGGTTGTGATCTTCCGATCTCGAATCCAAATAATTTCATGGTTTTATGGTTTTATAAATATACACTTGGTACTGAAGTATTAGGATTTTGACCATTATATAGTACATCGTTAACTATAAATGGAGAATTTCCGGTTATCACTAATCTTCCTTCCGAAATAGATTGTGATATAGGAGCAGGTGGTCCTGTTGGAGAATAATTAGAGATATCCCAAGGTCCTGTAGCTGCCCAAACAAAATATTGATATTGTCCAAGATCAAGTCTCATAGACGTGGGATTGGCACCAGTAGCACCGGTAACCCCTGTAGCTCCAGTAGCTCCAAGATAAGATTCAGTTAAACTAAATAAATTATATCTATTAGGTGCTGGTGAATTATCTGGTGTTATGTACCATTGCCATTGTGTAAAAGGTATTTCTTCTCTTACAAATCCAAAACAAAAGAAATCATAATTTGAAGGAATCAAACAAGAAAGTTCTAAAGCGAATGTGTTTGTAGTTTCTCTAGTTATTGAAATCATTTTTGTTTATTTTTAAATAAAAAACGGTAGTGGAACCCCACCACCGTTTAGTAAATTTTAATTCAATCTTATTAGATTGTAGAACCAGTTGAAATGAAATCAGCAGCTTGAACGTCTGTGATAACTTTAGCAAAATCAGGAACTTCACCTAATAGAGTAAGAGTGTATTTAGAACCGTCTGCTTTAGCAGTACCAGAACCATCTACTACAGCAGATAATTGTAATTCTTCAAAGATCCAATAGATACCATTAGAGTCTAATACTAGAGCTCCCAAATATCTTTGGCCATCTCCTAAAAGTTTTATAGATTTAGATTTACCAGCTTCTCTTCTAGTAAAAACTAGAGTTAGAGTAGCTCTTGTAAAAGATGAACCAACGTTTACGTCAATTGCACCTTCTTCAACGAAATTAGAAGAATTTCTGATAAACTCATAAGCGATAGGCAATGTTGGCGAATCAAGAACATACTCAGTCCAAGACCAAGTTGAAGGATTTTCTACTGAAAGTGTAGTGTCTTTATCCTCCATATCCCAAAGCCAAACTTGCTTAATCCCACCTATATTATTATCACAAGATTTTAATATCGTTGTTAATGTTGAACATGTAGCCATTTTGTATTTTTTTATTTAATTTATAAAAAGGGCTACCCAAAGTGATAGCCCTTAGTTTTGATATTATCCTGCGTAATATACGATTTCAGTTGGGTTAGCATAGTGGAAACCAACTTTAACATTAGCTCTAGTTCTCAATAGAGGCTCAGCAACTGAGTCTTCTAAGTTAACTGCTTTAAGAGCTTTACCATCACCTTCACCATCAAAGGCATAGATAAGGTTCATCTTGTTTGTTAATACCATTCTATCGTTAGACATACCGTCACAGATAACTAATTTAATACCTAAGAAACTATCTCCTAAAGATTGAGTTACGTAAGTTAATGTGTTACCAGCTGCTGCTGCCAATTGGTAAGATGCATAAACATTAGAAGAAATATAGAATCTCAAATCTTGTTTATTACCTCTTACTTTACCTGGTAGTAAAGCATATACAGAAGCCATCTCAGCAAGTACGTTACCTGAATTGATTGGAATTGGAGTAGCAGGAACAATAATTGAAGCATCTGTTCCAAATTTTAATTCGTAACCATCACATAAGTCTACGAAAGTACCACCAGTACCACCAGTATCACCTTGCCATCTTAGAATTGCAATTTCTTCTGCAATTTCTTTAGCCATTTCGTCCCAGTAGTATGCCATGAAAGCAGGTACTTCAAAAGAACCATTAGATCCTTGAACCATTTGTAAAGATACAAATGATGCTTCTAGATCGAATCTACATAATTCAGCCATTGCTGATAATGCACATACGTCGATATCGATAGCATCTAATGTTTGTGGGTTTGCTGAAAAGTTACAAGCTGAAGCTTTTAATACATCAGTAAATAGAACGTTAGCAACTTTAGTTGCTGATTTTACACCTGGGATTGGTCTGTAGTTATTTACGATATCCTCAGTAATGTAAGCTTTAGAGTAAAACTCTGATGGGTTAGGACAAAGCAATGCATTTGGCTCAACCGTTAAATCAAATCTTAATTTTCTCATTGGGTTTGTTTTTTGTTTTTATTTGTTTAGGAAGTTCATTACTTCATTAAATGTTTGGTGTGCACTCATTTTAACCTCGGTGCTCTCCTCTTGAGGTGTTTCTTCGGATTCTATATAAGCTTTTAAATCAGCTATAACTCCGTAAATTTCATCTAATTTAGGTTGCATGATAGCCATTAATTCATTTTCATCAATAGCCATTTTAATTTCTTCTTGGCCTGGATTTGGAGCTAGTTCAGCATTAGGCTCAACGTTAATTTCCATTTCTTGTTCGATTACTTCTTCTTTAACTTCTTCAAGTTCTTCTTCCATAACAACTTCTTCAACAACTTCTTCTGTCATTTCAACTTTGTCTTTGATTTCTGTAACTTGACCATCCTTTACAACATAAATTTTTCCAGAGATTTCGTGTTCTCCTTCTGGTAATGTTAATTGTTCTGCCATTTTTATGTTATTTGATTCTGAGGATAATTCCTCATTGTTTTTAGTTTCACTTAGTTTAAGTCCTAAAAATCCTTCAATAGAAAATCCTATTTGGTCATTACTAACGATCTCATTGTAATAATTTTCATCGGTGATTTGTGCTACCATGAATAAAGTTCCCGGTGGGACCTGTACGCCAAATTGTGAATATGAACGATCTTCTAAGTTTTTCTCACCAACTAACCAACTTTCTAAAACGAATGCTGGTACTGTAGTTTTATTATCGTGTTCTATATTAAATTTATTTTTGTCTCCGTTATTAAGACCTGACATAAATTTAACATAAATTTTTTCAATTTCTTCTTTAGTGAATTGTACATAATATTCACCAAATTCGTCATTACGATAGATATCCATTGGGATAAGAGCTGGAGCAGCTATTCTCATTTTAACAGAATCGCTAAAGGCTAAGAATTTCTCTTGAGAATTAAAAGCCATACCTCTAATTTTAACAGCTGGTTTGGATGTAAAAGCTATCATATCCATGCCAAGATCTTGACCTCCTTCTGAATATTCAGGGTCAATTGTAGCTTTTAATCTGTCTAAATCTCTTTCCAAAGTGTAAAAATTTTATCTTCGTTACATATATTATATTTAGACTAAAAAAAATTATAAAAAAAGTTAAAATGTCTTGTTTTCATTACCAATAAAAGATATATAGATTAAAAAGATTATGTACAAACTAAAAAATTACGAGGTTAGAACTTCTTTATCTGAAATTACGATAGAAGAATTTGACAAAATTAGTGTCATTTTAAATGACGAATCCCTTATGTCTATTGAAAAATACTTAGATGTTTTGGATGTTCTAAAAGTTCCATCTCATATTATAGATGATTTAGACTCAGCAGAATTATTAGCAATCATTCAGGACTTTAGTAAATACAAATACGAAGACAATTTAAAGCAAACCATAGAATTAGATGGCTTTATTTATAAAGCTTGGGAGACCGAACCTAAATTGAAAGCTAGAGATATGGCTTTAATAGAACAGGGAATTAAAGAAAGAAAATCTTTTATGTTAAACCTTATTTCTGTTTTATTTAAAAAAGACGGGTTAACCAATAGAGAACATTGGACACAAGCACATATTAAATATAAAATGTCTTTATTTAAAGACTTAAATGCAGCAGATTATTATCCTTATGTAGTATGGGTATCCCAAAAAATAATGAATAGAATAGAAACTACGGTTAATAATTCAGAAATTAAAGAAGAAGAAAAATAATATGGAATTTAATCTACCAAAAAGTTGGAATGATATTACACTTTATCAATATCTAGAATTAGAAGAAATCAAAAAGATTACTTATAATAATAGTGTTGATGAAACATTAGAACTTTTTAGTATACTCCTAAATACAACCCCGGATGACCCAATCTTCGATGAAATAGAAATAGAAGAGGTCTGGTCAGAACTAGATAAAAGAATTTGGCTTAAAGATAATATTCAATCTGCTTCAAGCAAAATAATAAACCAATTTACTTTAAAGAATTTTAACAATATTTTATTAGGAGAGTTTATCGATATAGAACATCATATAGATTCCGGGGACGTATTTAAAATAATTCCTATACTTTATAAGCAAACAAAAGTTGACGATTGGGGTAATACAATAGAAGAACCTTATATTTATTCTTTTGAAGAAAGATGGGAGATATTTTTAGATATTTCTATTCCTAAAATCGTAGGAGTTGTAAATGAATATCTGGATTGGAGAAAAAACTTTTTAAATAGCTATGAAAATCTATTTTTAAAAAATGATGATTTGGCCATAGATGAGGAAAACGAAACAGAATTAACAGGAAGAGCTAAAATAGATGCAGAAATCGAAACGTTAAATAACACTAAAAAATCTAAATGGAGTTGGGAATCTATTCTATTAGGTCTTTCGGGTAACGATGTAACTAAATTTGAAGCCTTATTCGGAACTTCTTTAATTTTAGTCTTTAATACTCTTTCAGCAAAACACGTATTAGAAATATAAAACAAATGAAAACTTACAAAGAAATCGAAGAAATGTTTAGAGAAAAAGGGTATAAATTCTTTAAAGGAGATCTTAATATAAACCTATTTGCTACTAGAAAAAAAATAAACTCAAATAAATTTGATGATTTATTTACTATTGTATATGAAAAAAATGGTGTGCAATATGTTAAAGAATTCCCAGTAACTACTGATGCTGGATTCTATTGGTTAAAAAATCCTATGCAAACTAAAGGAACTGCTATAATAGTACCAGGACAATATGTTGGTGCATATGAAATAGGGCATCATAGAGACTACGTAGCTCTTAGACAAAAGAGTAAAATGAAATATTATAGAGATGCCAATAGGGATAACCTACATGATCTTACGGGTAAAATAGAAGAAGGAATTTATTATACAAATATACATCTTGCAGGTTTAGATTCTATGTATGTAGATAAATGGTCTGCCGGATGTATAGTCTTTAAGAAGCTTTATGATTTTAAAACTATGATGGAAATTGTAAAAGAGTCTGCTAAGAAATATGGTAATTCTTTTACTTTTACTTTATTCTCAGAGGTCTAGTTTATTCCCCATTTATTAAAATTACAAGACGAGGGTTAAACACAAACTCCTGGGAATTATTCCAGGAGTTTTCTATTTTATTTTTTAAATAAGTTTCGAACATTAATTCTATTTCCTTAGAAAATTCTACATTATTAGTAAATTCTGGAATTAAATGTCTTTCGATTAAATGGTATTTAATGTAATCTTTACAAGAAATATTTAGAGTAATTTTATCATCTACTCTTTCAGAATTAATAATTACTGAATTATATAAAGCACCTGTATCATATAAGTCAACTTTTAATATAGTTCTCTTAAATAATTCAGTAAGTACTTTATTTTCCATCTTTTTTCTTCCTAGGTTTTCTAACTTTTTTACCGTTAGTTTTTACATCTTGTATTAAAGCCAATGTAGCTTCGTCTATTTTATTTTCCATAATTTAATAAGGTTGTTCATCATACCATCTCCACCCATCAACTGGGTAATCGTATGTATTTTTTAATTCTTTTAATAGCGTATATGTTGGTGCATATACTCCATTAGGAGCATAAAACCATTCTTCTTCGCTATACCTATAAAATCCACTTGTATCTTCCATAATATTATAATGTTACTATCCAGTTTTTTGATGTGGCGATTAACAAATCAGCGGCAGTTAAATCAGCTGAACCAGGGTTTCTCGTCACGGTTATTGTTCTTGTTATTGCAGGTGTTCCTAAATCATTAAATAATTGAACCAATGCTGGTCTTTCCATAGCACAATCTACAACTGTAAATGTTATAATAACTCCTGGCATTCTTAAATTCTCTAATGAATAACAAGCATTAAATGTAGCACTTAAAGATGTTACGGCAGCCACATTTAAAAATGTTATTTCTCTTAATGCGATACATCCACTAAACATACTTGATAAATTGGTTGCTGCAGTTGATGTTATTGTCCCTATTTTAAATAGATTAACGGCAGATTGAAACATTGTTGATAAAGACGCAGATGATGCAACATTAACATTTCCAACTTGTATTAAATTAAAACAATTTTGAAATAAAGCATTAGCCGCTGTCGTGGAACTAAAATTAAGATTTCCAACTTTTCTTACTAAACTATTAACAAATAAACTTGTTAAAGCACCTGTTGAACCAGTAATAGTTAAATCGCCAATTTCGCAATTACCCAAAAACTGAAATACACTATTACCTGCCGTTATTGCACCTAAATTGGTTATTGGTAATTGAAATACTCTACATCTTGATAAATTTTGAAAAAATGAAATAACACTAACCGCACCCCAAGTTCCCGTATATTGAATAAATCTTTGAAGTAAGGTATGTCCTTTTATAAATTGAACTCTTGCCGTGCTCCAAGACATAACAATATCCAACCAATTATGCGTTCCTATTGATGTTGTGCTACCAAAGTTAAATTGGGTTAATGCCCCACTATTTTGTGTAATCGTTACTAAAACAGTTTTATAGTTTTCTCCATATTCATCCACCAAGATTGGGGATGTTAATGCTGAATACGCAAATGTATGTGAAATTGTTGAAATGGTATTTACTGTTGTATTAGACGTACCATCTCCCCATACTACGGTGCAGTTAAATGTTCCTGCAGCAAATCCAATATATGTGTTATTCTTTCTGTTTTCATAAACCGCATAAACACCATAGAATTTTGTATCCGCTGATGTTATTGAAGGAATACTAACCCATCCACCAGGTCTAACCCATTCTGTAGGACTACCAGCTTGTATGTATAAATCACTCATATTATATTTTACTTAATGTTAAGTTTGTAACTCCTATTGAAGTTGCCACTATGGTTATTTTGCTGCCGATTGCTATAGTTCCGCCTAATGTATATAAAACGCCATCGTCATAGATTGTTATGGTAGGGGCATTTAAAATGTTTGTAGTGGAATCTATAGACAAATTATAAGGAGCATATACATCTACTGAAAGTGCATTTATTAATTCAATAGTCCAAAGAATCGGGGTTGCTTCCCATAAAGACGTAGAAGAGTTCCAAACCAAGATATCGCCTCCACCTAGTCCTGTAACATTTACGTCAGGTAAAGAACTTAGTGGTGCTGCAGGACCAGTAGGACCTGTCGGACCAGTAGCTCCATTATATGCTGATTGCATAACTGAAACAATAACAGAAGGTATTGCTGGGTGAACTGCTGGTACTACACTAGCAGGTAGTGCATCTATATGAATATTAGCATTATTAGAAGCCCAATATATTTCAAAATAATCTGAAGTATTAGCTTGTATCATCCAATCCCAAGCTGGTACTACATATTTTGCAGAAGCTGTAATAGTTACACTAGTAGCTGTATCTGGAATATCTACACCATTTTTACGTAACCAAATGTCAACTGTATCTCCAGAACCACCTCCACCAGTGTGATGAAATTGTGCTGAAAATTGAATATCATAAATTCCAGTGTGAGCAAATGTGATTTTAGTATTACCAACTACACTTATTCCATTAGAAAAAGCATTGGTGTTTAACTCCATTGCTGTTGGTGTGTTAATTAATGCAGTTTGTGTAGTAGTATCATAAGCAGAAAGATAATAACCAGTAGCTCCACCTGCTCCAGCTGGACCAACATTTCCTGTAGCCCCAGTAACTCCATTTATACCATTAACCCCGGTTGGTCCTTGGACACCTTGTAGACCTTGTGGACCAGTAACACCTTGGATTCCTTGAACTCCTTGTGGACCAGTAACTCCAGCAACTCCAGTAGCACCAGTAGCACCAGTAGCACCATCTATTCCATTAACACCAGTAGCACCAGTAGCACCAGTAGCTCCAGCAACTCCAGTAGCACCAGTAACACCAGTAGCACCAGTAACACCAGTAGCACCAGTAGCACCAGCAACTCCAGTAGCACCAGTAGCACCGGTTGGTCCTTGCGGACCCATCCATTGAGAATAAA